TCGGTTGGTGATATGGGCGCACAGTCGAATAAAGACAGATGGAATGCATGGATGCGTAACCTTGCGGATCTGGTGAAAGTATCTTCAATCGAAAAAGTAACAGTAAACGGAACAGAATACACAGCGATCAATCTTGACATCAGCGGAACGATCACAACGACAGCAACAACATGTATTTCAACTATGCCGTGGCATTCGGGCGCAACAGAAGCATTGCCGGGACATAAAGACGGATGCACATTCAGCCTGACAGCAGGAAAGACACCGCTTCGTGTTGCTGGTGTAGAAGTTTTGGATGGATCATATACGATCGGGCTGGATCCACTGTATGACACGACTGCAAACGAAGCAGGAGGATTTGATTATACTGTGTATCAGTGCCGCGACAGTCAGAAACTGTCAGGATCAATCACAACGGACTATGAAGATACAGGCATTGTATATTCCGGTATGCCGTCCGGATGGAACTATGTGAAAGCATTTATCAAGTCGAAGTTGGGTGTGCTGTTTCCGAAGCTGATCGGCGGATCTTCAACGACTTATTTTAAATCGGCTTTCTACGGTACCAACTCCGCCGGGGTTCGCTGCCCGTGGCGTTTTGCGAGCTTGTACGTTGGCGGGCTTGCTGGTCTGGCTGCGGAGAATGGCGACACTGCGCCGGGTACCTCGTACTGGTACAGTCGTCCGCGGCTTTGTGGCGCGGGTAAAAAGCGGGGTGAATGGTCTGCGTAAGCAGACCAGAGGGGCAAGACCACTCATACACGCCTAACAGGAAAAGAAAATAAAAAGGGTATGCAGGCGCGGGATCGGCTTTCTACGGTACCAACTCCGCCGGGGTTCGCTGCCCGTGGCGTTTTGCGAACTTGAACAATGGCGGGAATGCTGGTCTGGCTGCGGAGAATGGCAACAATGCGCCGGGTAACTTGAACTGGAACAGTCGTCCGCGAATTTATGTATTTATGAAGGCAGGTGAAAACTTGCTGAAATGCGTCTGTATATCCGCGCATAAGCGAAAATCAGTAAAACCGGAAGCCGGGAAACTGGCATGTATAACCGTGGGTTATGCGTGCGGCAAGTAGTAATAAGACGGATCCTGATTCAAGGATCTGCCGCAACCGAAAGCCGCTTCACACATAAAGTAAAAATAAGATGGCACATAAAAAGAGATATAAAAAGTTAAGCAGACAGCTGTGCGAACAGGCAGTTGTCGAATGCTTCAAAGGAAAATGGAGAAGAAACGATGTACTGACGTTTATCGAAAAGTATGCAGGAATTCCACGCGATGATATAAAAATAGATGATTTATCCGGATCGTGGAAGTACAAAAATGAAGCTGTTGAAGCGATTGGCTTGGCAATGCTTGGGATTGTGGAAGATCTGGTCGATCGCGGAATAGAACCGGACGATATGGAACCAGTGACGATCCGGCAGCGTCCGGATGGAATGACGGGAAAGATCAGGGACATTGCACTGCTGTGTATTATGCATCAGCTGATCGGTCATATTACGAAACTGATGATAGAACCATTGATTCAGGCACGATTGCTTCCGACGCAACACGCAAGCATTCCGGGACACGGGCAGACAATGCTGAAAGATCAGATGTTGCGTTATTTCCTGAAGGAATCGCTGGGAATAGAATATGTGAGAAAAACAGATGTTGTACATGCATATGCTTCACTTCAATATGATGTGTGTATAGATCTGGTGATGATGGAAATCCCGAAAGCAAGATATGCGATCGGACTGCTGAAATATTTAAAGAGCGTCGCACCGGGCGGGCATCTGATCATCGGCGGGTATCTTGATGCATGGCTCTTTAATTTTGTGATGTCGTATGCGATCCGCTATCTGTATACACTGGGATCGACGCGAAGAGGGAAAAAGATACCGTATGTTATACGCTGCGGAACATTTATGGATGATTTTTCGATAGGATCCGGATCCATAAAAGGAGAACAGCGGGCAGTGAAAGCATTGGACAAGTGGATGACAAAGAATCAGCACTTGCAAATAAAAGAAACGACAGGAATTATCAAGCTGTTGCCGATTGAAGAAGAAAAGCGAAGGCGGAACCTGCCGCGTCCGGGGCAAAGGGGCGTACCGATGCTGGACATGGCAGGATACAGAATCAGCAGAACACACATCACGATCCGGCGGCGCGTATTCAAAAGGGCAAGACGACAGCTGATCCGTGGATATAGAGAACTGAAGCGTGATGGAACACTGCGCCGCGAACGGGCGCAGAAGATAATATCGTATAACAGCTATATTGAACAATCTGATTCATTCCATTTACAAGAAAGATACCACACGGAAGAACTGCTTCAGGTGGCGCATCGCGTAAATGGATTCTATGGACAACTGGAATATCAGAAAAGAATGGAGGAATTGCATGATTTACTTGAACGTAGATGCAGATCAGAAGCCAGAAAAGGTAATGATGGAAAATCTTCCGGGTGGCGCAATGACCGTCAGGATGGCGGACAATATCAAGGAATACCGTCAGGAAGACGCAAAGGATCGGAAGATGTACCGTTTTGATGAAGTAGTGTTTGAACTTCCGGCGGACAGCACGATCACGACAAAACAGATCGAAGATGACTTTGAAAAATACTGGGAGTACGGGAAGACTGATCAGGCTGGAAAAGACGAAGACATGAAAGATGATGAACCGGATCCGGAAAGCGGGGGAATGACGCGGGCAGAAATGACCGTTGAAATTCAGAAACTTCAGGAAAAGAATGAAATGCTGGAATCCTGTCTGCTGGAAATGTCGGAGCTTGTATATGCTTAATTTTGTTAGGCATTCAATATACAAAATTTTATTCGGGAAGGAGGGTGAAACGATGGTAGCTATGTTATGGGCGCAGAAGATCATGTATGCGGAAACGAAAGAAGAAGCGATTGCACTGTACAAAAGAGTGCCGCGCCTTCTGAAAGATAAGGTCGAACAGATCCTGATCGAAAGTGGATGCGAAGATCTGATCAAAGAGAGAGAAGAACAGTAAGGAGGGGCAGACATGGGCGAAGTGAAGGAACCGTATGAAGGCGGAACCGGAAGCCTGCTGGAAGTCGTCGACATGATGTGCGGCGTAACGGAAAAGCTGGCAGACATCGTCAGAAAACAGGCTGTCCTGATCGAGCAGGAGAGGATCGCGGGTGCGGTCTTCCCTGCCGATCTTTCGGAAGAAAGAAAACAGGCAGAAGATGATCTTGACAGGATCGAAATGAAACTAAGGAGGATATGACATGAAAGAAGGAATCTGCACTGCTGTTGGAGTAGTGGGAAGCGCGATTGCATCTGCTTTCGGTGGATGGGATCAGGCACTTGTGACGTTGGTGATCTTTATGGTGATTGATTATTTATCGGGGCTGATTGTTGCGGGAATTTTTCACAACAGCAGAAAAACAGAAAACGGAGCGTTGGAAAGCAGAGCCGGATGGAAGGGGCTGTGCAGAAAAGGTGTGACATTGCTGTTTGTGTTGATCGCATACCGTCTGGATCTTGCGCTGGGTGTAAATTATATTCGCAATGCAGTGATCATTGGATTCATGGCAAATGAATTGATCAGCATCACGGAAAATGCCGGACTGATGGGAATTCCACTTCCGACAGTGATCCAGAATGCAATCGAAGTTTTGACACGAAAAGCATCTGTGTCAAAGGATGGTGAACAGTAATGAAAAAAGAATATCTGACAATTTTGACCAACATTATCGGCGGCGTGGAATCTGGCGGGCAGACATACGGAAAAAGAAAATATGGTGCGTATGCCGGAAAAGCAGCAAATGCAGACAATGAAAAAACGTGTACATTAGGCTGGGCGCAAAATTATGGGAATGAAGGCAGAAGATTGTGTCAGATGATCCTGAAGGCAGATCCGAAAGCCTTCAGGACTGCTGACACAGCAGGAATCGAAAAGAAACTGTCAGTAGACTGGGAAGCTACAAGATGGAATCCGACAGCAAAAGAAAAGGCTGCATTGATTGCGATTATCACAACGGATGCAGGAAAGAAGTGTCAGGATGATTTATTCAAGGAACTGATGGAAAAATACATCGCTGAAGCTGAAGCATATGGCGTTGATAATATACAGGCACAGATGATGTGGTGCGAAGTAGAACATCTTGGTGGTTCAAAACCAGTAAAACGAATTTTTGCGAGAGCGAAAAAGCCATATACACCTGATACAGTGTATGCATCGTTGATCTTGGATCAGAAGGATACAAGCAATGATAATCAGGTGGGGGATAAAAAGTTTGAAAGCAGACATCAGTGTTGCGTGCGGTGGATTAAACAGTACGTTGTGGACAATGTGGATAAATCAGGGGAAGAAGGTGTAAAAATGTATTCAAGACAAGCAGTTGTGGATCTGGTAGAAAGCTGGATCGGAAAAAATGAAGCGGATGGATCATATAAATCAATTATTGATATTTACAATAGTTTCACAGGTGCATTCCCACGCGGGACAAAAATGGCGTATGGATGGGCGTGGTGCGCTTGCACTTGGTCGGCACTTGCCGTTGCGTTAAAATATACGGCAATTATGCCGATTGAAATCAGCTGCTATTATCTGATTGAAAGAGCGAAGCAGATGGGCGTATGGGAAGAAAATGACGCACACGTTCCGAAGCTGGGCGAAGCGGCGCTGTATGATTGGCAGGATAACGGTGTGGGCGACAATACCGGAACACCGGATCATGTTGGAACGGTTACATACGTTAATCAAGCAGCAGGATATTTTGTCGTTACCGAAGGAAATTACAGCGACAGCGTGAAGAAAAGAACTGTATCACTGAATGGAAGATATATTCGAGGATTTATCACACCAAAATATGACAGTGATCAGGCGGAAAGCAAGCCAGTAAATACGCCGGGAAAGAGCGTGTCAACCGTAGCACATGAAGTAATTGCGGGACAGTGGGGGAACGGAGAAGCAAGAAGAAAAGCACTTTCGGCAAGCGGTTATGATCCGGATACTATTCAGAAAGAAGTAAACAGAATTCTGAATGGAGCAGCGGCAACAACTACGAAGCCACAGCCAGCAGATCAGACCATTAGCAAAACCGTCAAGTCAACATGCTATGCGAGAGAGTACAACAAGAAGCTGGCGGGATCCTACGTCACAACAGCTGATTTGTATTGCAGAAACGACGCTGGAAAGAACAAAAAGGCTTTGTGCTGTATTCCGAAAGGAACCACAGTGCATAATTACGGCTATTATAATACATCGAATGGAACGAAATGGTTATACATTACTGTGACGCTTGATGGAGTGGAGTATATCGGATTCAGTTCAATCAGTTACCTGAAAGCAAAATAGGAAGGAGGGAAACAGATGTTTTATATTGGAAACACTTTCGATAAAAAAGCAAATAAGGGATACAAAACAATCCAGAATGCAAAAAAGGAAGCAGAAAAGAATGGCTTGTCAGTATGGGATGAAGAAGGTGTAAAGCTGTATCCGTTGAAAGTTGAAGTGACAGATGACGTTCCTGATGATGCGGCACTGGAAGAAAAACCGGATGGATCTGTGAATGCATATGATGAAAACGGGAAAAAAGTTGGCGAAGTTCCAGCTGAAGAAGTGAAAGAAATAATGGATGAAATCACAGTAGAAGACATTGAAGCAGCGGCGGCAGCAGCAAGAAGCGAAGAAGAAGTACATGGAACAATCCGCAGAGTGTTTGATGGAAGACTTCGCCTTCGCAGAAGACCTTCGTTTGAAGACGATGCAATTTGTGGCGTGACGATGTTTGATGAAAAGAATGTCGAGAAGAAAGCAAAGATCGGCGACAGGGTACTTTACAAGACGACAGACGGGTACTGGATTTCAGGAGATCCAGAACACACAGAATTTATTCCGGAGGAATAACGATGGTTCCGGTATCATACATCGTCACAGCGATCGTGTCTGCGGCGTTTGGATCTGTGACAACTATTCTCATGTTATCAATAACAGCGGCAGCGAAGAAAGCGGACGAAGAGGAAGACAAGCTGTTTTGTGAGTACCTAAAAGGTAAGAAAATGGAATAATGAAAAGGCAGCGATCAAAGAACGGTCGCTGCCTTTTATGCAATATCACGAAAACAGATCAAATACATGACGCTGATCGGAATCTATGCGATGACAATATGTACAAAAAGAGAAGAAAATTATTTTTCTGCGATCTGTTTCAACAGGCGGATGATTTCTTCATTCTGACGCATAAGAATGAAATTCTGTTCAACCTGTGCGCGTGACATTTCCAGTGCGAAAGTTTCATTTGAATTTCCACTTAAAAGACTTCCGAAAGAATACATTTTTGAACCTGCAAGACTGGATGCGATTTCTTTAAGGGATGCGACATTCTTTTCTTTGATGTCGTCCGAAGTGTAACTGTCGAAATCAACACCGAATTTTTCCATAGCCGCCTTGTCTTTTGCTTCCTGCTCCGCCTGCTTCTTGGCGATTTTGTCATCTGCTTTTTTACCAAACATAGGAAAAGCCCCCTTCATTATATAATAATATTTGATCAGTTTTCTGTAATTCTGATCATTAACACAAATATAGGTGAAAAAAGTGCTAATGTCAAGAATGATGCTGAACATTAACACAAGGGATTGAGAATGAAGGATGAAGATATACACCTATAAAGGCAAAAAGAATCTATGCGGTGACAGGATTCGGATTGAACGATTGAAAAAGAGAATGACGCAGATGGAACTGGCTGCGAAGATTCAGCTGCAAGGGATAACACTTGAACGCGATAGTATAAGCAGAATTGAAATAGGGACAAGGTTTGTGACCGATTACGAATTGAAGCTATTTGCGAAGGTTCTGAATGTGACGGTTGATGATCTGCTGGAAGAAGATGACACTATGGAATCATAGTGTTTTTTCTTTGTAAAAAAGTAGCTCAATGAGTAAAAAAAGATTGACAAATAGGCTCAATGGGTATATAATATAATTGTAACAAGGGAACAGCAGGAAAGGAGAAAACAATGGAGAACGAAGAAATGAGCAAAGCCGATTTAATAGCGATGTTGGTATCAATTAGAGAAGTAGCAAGGACAAACGGAGAAATACATACCGTGGAACATATTGACAAGATACTTGAAGAAATAAGAAAATAA